GCTGCGATTTCAGCGCCTGCGTCACCGACGAGGACTATCTGGCCGCCATCGAGGCCTTTGAGGATAACCCTCCCACGGCAGACACCGGCGTCTCCGACCAGACCCGCATTGCGGACGCTCTGGAAGACATGGTGGCGCTGAGCCTGCCAGACGCAGAATGAGAAAGGAGAACGAAGTTATGAGCAACAAGGAAAGACTGACCGAGCGCTGGACGCAGGGCCGCATCTCTGAGGCGATGCTGCGGGTGTATGTCCGCAAGGGCATCATCACCAAGGCGGATTTCGAGGAGATCTGCGGGAAGAAGTATTAAACCTCTCAGGCGCTTCGCGCCAGCTTCCCTAATAGGGGAGCCCAGGAGGAGAAAGGATTTGAAATGTCCATCAGAGAATATTCCATGGCCCGCGACTCCACCCGGCAGCTTTCGCCCAGCTTCCGTGTCCGCGAGTTCGCCTGCAAGGGCAGCGACGTCGTCCTCATCGACGACGAGCTGGTGGTGCTGCTACAGTGCATCCGGGAGCACTTCGGCAAACCGGTACATATCACCAGCGGCTACCGCACCGCCGAACATAATGCCGCCGTGGGCGGGGCCAAGAGCAGCCAGCACCTGCTGGGCAGGGCAGCGGACTTCTACGTCGAAGGTGTGCCGGTAGCGACAGTCGCCGCCTATGCGGAGACCCTGCTTCCCGGGCGCGGCGGCATCGGGCGCTACCCGAAGGACGCAAAGCACCCCACCCGCAAGACCGGCTGGGTGCATATCGACACCCGGACGAATAAGAGCCGGTGGACCATGTAAAGGAGTGAAGAAAATGAAGGATACCATTTGCACCGCGATCGGCATCATCGGCGGTGTCATTGCCTCGCTGTTCGGTGGCTGGGACACTGCCCTGCAGACGCTGGTCATCTTTATGGCCATCGACTACATCACCGGTCTGGTGGTGGCAGGCGTATTCCACGCCAGCCCCAAGACCAAGACCGGCGCACTGGAAAGCAAGGCGGGCTGGAAGGGCCTCATCCGCAAGGGCGAGACGCTGCTCATCGTGCTGGTGGCCTGCCAGCTTGATGCCGTCATCGGCGGCAGCTTCGTCCGCGACGCGGCGATCATCGGCTTTTCGGCCAACGAGGCCATCTCCATCGTCGAGAATGCCGGCCTGATGGGTCTGCCCATTCCCGCAGCCATCACCAAGGCCATCGACATCCTCAAGCAGCGGGCCGAGACGCCCGAGAAAGGCAAGAACTGATATGAAAAAGAAGATCTCCGCCGGTACTCTGACCCGTACCGCAGCGCTGGGCCTCGCCCTGACAAATCAGCTGCTCAGTGCAGCGGGCAAGCCTTTGCTGCCCATCGACAATGCCCAGCTCGAACAGATGATCTCCACCGGCTTCACCGTCGGTGCAGCACTGGCCGCATGGTGGAAGAACAACAGCTTCACCCAGGCCGCACTGGCAGGCGATGAGGAGTATGAGAGGGCGAAGAAGAGGGTGATGAAGTAAGATGCCCAGCGGAGCAGACGTGCATATTTGAGTAAAATTGGCGGATTGGGATTTTGAGCCGATTCCGCGGAGAAAAAGAGAATAATTCGGGACATCAAAAAAATCGACATGCAAGTCAAATGCAAGTCAAACAGTTTCTGCTTTAACGTATGTATGATAGAAATTTTGATATATTGACGTCCTCGTAATGAGCAGGTCGTCCGTTCGAATCGGATCAGTAGCTCCAAAAATCCTACAAATCAACGTCAAAATTTGACTGATTTGTAGGATTTTTCTTATTTAAGCTGACGCGTGCGAAGAAAACCGCAACAAAAACCGCAATATGAGGTGCTCAAAATCGAGAATTAAGGGTTTGGGGCAAAATTTTCAATGAATTAAGTAATAGATAATTGTCGTGAAATCGGTTTGAGAAAAAGGACAGAACGGTGGATGTATGAACTTTCCAGAAGAACAGCTGGGTCGCGTTGGACAAAAATTCTCAGATATAGGGCGAAAAATCGAACATATCAAGACACTTGACTTGGTCAGCTGCGTTGCAGAGGTTGAACAGCTCTGCGGTGAGATTCAAGCCGCAACGGAAGAAATGAGGCATATACTTGCGCTGATGAAGTTCTAACAAACAAAAAAATCCCCTGCTAGCTTTCATTGCCAACAGGGGATTTTCTATGTAGGATTTATAATTTGCCACCGACGCGCTTTTTATCGATAAGCCGGTAAATTGATTCCAAGGATTTTTGAACCGCTTGCCAGAATTCATGCTGATTGTCTTCAAATCGCTTTGGCTTATTTCCTGCTTCGACAATCAAATCTTCAAGCGAGCTGCATTCCTTTACCAGCTTATCAAAAAATATTTTATCGTCGTACCTGTAAAAGAGTGCAGCCATACTCATGTCAGCCAAGGCATCACAGAGATTGTTTCCATTGCATAAAATGCCTTTATCATCAAACCTAAGCGTCGTTCTGGCCTGCGGAATTTTCTTGATGAGGTAGTCATCAAAAATAACACCGCAATTACTAGAGCGAATCGCAGCAGCAGCCGATTTATTCGCTGTAAACGCAGCATAGATGGATACTACGATTGCAAAAAGAGACAGAGCAGCAGAAATAATGTCAATCATTTACTGCACCGCCCTTTACATAAGCATCAATCGATTAAGAACGGCTCTTTTGGGACTGTCGATTTTGGGAGCAATAATATCGAAGTTCTTTTCCATTCCTTCCCGCCCGATTTCAGTATAGATTTTCCCAAAAAAGCCCTGAATGAACGAAGATGCCAGATAATCGATTTGCTCCGGGAATTCAATTACAAACGGCTGTTCAAGGTCGATTTTTCCATTGACTTGTTCATTGAACAGTTTTCGACCGTAGCTATTTCCAGCGAGCTTTGTCAAACTCTTATCCTTTATCTCAAGAGCAATCCTTTGTTCAATCATAGTCATTCCTCCGTCTCCATCACGAAATTCAGGTTATATGCGGTTCCGGGAAAATATATCGGAAATGGCAAAAAAACATTCTTATCCGGAGCACAATGCTGGAAGTCATGCTCCTGATTCATTCCAATCCAATGTTCTGCATCATACTCCAAAAGCGGCTGTAAGAATTGCATCTTTCGTCGTCCCGAAAGCACATAACAGTTGTTGCTATCGGCCTGAGTCTCAAGCCATTTTATCAAGGTCGGAAGTCCGGTTCCGCCGGTAAGATATTCGTTCGGTCTGCCGGATATGCGATCTTGGAAAGCGCTTAACATGAAAAATTCGTCATCGCCATAGTCTTCCCTGAAAAACCGTCTGTGATACATATAGATTTTACGCAATCGCCAATACCGGGCGCTGTCACTCTTATCGCGCAACTCGGGGTTGACACATAGCTTTGATTGTATTTGAGACGAAAGCAAGGTCGGCGAAAAATTAACAACGCAAATATTTACGCCGTAATACTTTGGTCCATTTGGATTATTCCGGCGAACATAGTCGCGTGGCGTCACATCAATATCAAGAAAACAATCTGAGCAACTATGCTCAAGCGCATTTCCAACAAGTTCTACAGCAACTTCAGAAAGCAAGTCGCTGCGAGTCTTTGTAATTCCAAGCCCCTCAAAGAACAAACACAACGTTGTAATTGCCGACGACAATGTTTCGTCAGAATTTTCATTTGCTAAAAAAAGCTTACGATAGTAATTCTTGCCAACGTCAAATCTAAATTGACGGACAAAATCCATGCTAGACTGTGTGGATTTCTCTAGGGCACATAGGGGCGACTGCCCGATGCCATCGGTAAAAATATTCGTTTCTTTCTTATTGTAAAGCAATCGTACAGATATACCGTGGTCAGCAATGATATGTTCTAGGTAACACTCTAACAAAACGTATGTGAATTTTTCGTCGAACACGCCGTTCGGAAATGCAATTATAATTGATGAAAGCAGGCTGTTGCTGTGAACGGTAAGAAAAAGCCCCGCGATGAGTTCGGAGACCGTATCGACTGTCAACACCTGCTGATTTCCATAAAATATACAGGATTTTCCATCCGGAAAGAAAACAGGGATATGCGCTTTAGCAGATATCGCATTCTGCAATTGCCGCTCAAGCAGGGTTACATTCTTCATACATGCCACCGACTTAACAGTTCTATAATTATACCGATATACTATGGTGCTTTCAAGATTATTATAGCACATATTTTAGACACTAACAACAAAAAATCCCCCATATTTGCCTTATTATGGGTCAAATACGGGGGATTTTTTCATTTTACGCTGACTTTGCGCTGACTCAGCCCAGATTCAGCGTAGCCTTGGCAGCGGCCTGCTTGGCGGCGACGTGGTTGGCGTCGATCTGGGCCTCAATACGATTTTCGAGGTACTGGGTCGTATCGCCGAAGTTGCTCTTGATGTAGTCCTACGCGTCGCTGCTCATGCTTTTCAGGGTAGCAGACACGGCCCGCATCAGGGCTTCCTTCTGCTCCGCCTCATTGAACGTCCCGGCGGCTTTGAGGTCGTTGACGTATCTCTGGTTCATCGCGGCCACGGCATTGGCAACGGCATCGCCGATTTCCCGGACGAGCCGCTGCGCCTTGATGTTCTGAGTCTGGGCGTTGATTGCATCAACGGCAACTGGCAATGCCTTTCTGGATGCAGGCGGTCACGATGGGGACGCAGACCAGCAGGGCGACGTACAGCAGGCTTCTCGTAAACTCATTCATATTCGGTTACTCCTTTCATTCAGTGAACCTGATTCTTCAGGCTGTTCATCCGCTTATCACCTTCGATGGCGGCGGCGGTAAAGCTGTTGTTCTTCCACCATGCGGCCAGTGCTGCACCGACGGTGAAGCTGGTGGAGATCATCTGTTCGAGCTGGGCATTGTCGATGGGCAGCACGGGCTTGCCCGCTGCACTGAGCAGCTGATTTGTCAGGGCGAGGCCCAGCGCTGCGGTACGGGTCAGAGTACCGGCGGA